GGCTCGGTCAAAGCGTTCTGACTTGCATTGGTTTGCGAAGACGTACTTGGACATGGACTTGTATCCTTGGCAGGTGGATGTGTTGAAGGAATTGAATTACAAGGAGAGCCGTGTGGCGTTGAAAGCGGCTAATGGTAGTGGGAAGACGAGTATGGTTGCGGCGATAGCGGTGTTGTGGCATGTGATTAGTTTCCCTGATAGTTTGGTGGTGTGTACTGCTGGGGTATATCGTCAGGTGGAAAGTGCTTTGTGGCCTACGTTGAAGCGGTATGTGCAGCAATTGACGCAGGGCGAGGGGTTTGAGGTTACGCAGAGTGGGTTGCGGTTTATTAATGGGGCAAGGGCTATTGGGTTTAGTGCGAGTGACCCGCACAAGGCGGAGGGTTGGCATAGGCAGGGGGAGAGTAACAATTTATTGTTTATTGTGGATGAAGCGAAAGGCATCCATGATGATGAGATTTTCCATGCGGTTGAGCGGTGTCAGCCTAGTCGGTTGTTGATTATGAGTAGTCCGGGTGCGGCTGCTGGATTCTTTTATGAGGCGTTCACTAAACAGCGGCAGCGTTGGGAGACATTTACGGTTACGGCCTATGACTGTCCACATTTGACGAAGGACTGGATAGCGGAACAGATTGCAACGTATGGAGAGAGCAGCCCCTTGATTCGGAGTATGATCTATGGGGAATTCATGGATGACAGTGATGACGGGGTGGTGTTGATGTTGAAGGATTTGGAGAAATGTTTGAAGGAACCGCCGGAGAGAAGGGACGGGATGAAATGTGCATTTGTGGATTTTGCGGCTGGCGGTGATGAATGTGTGTTTGCGTTGCGGGAGGGCAATGAGGTGACGGTGATGGAATGCTGGAAGGATCGGGACACGAACAAGAGTATAGGTAGGTTATTACAGTTGTTTGATATTCATGGGGTGGTGGGGGATGAGGTGTATGGGGATGAAGGTGGGTTGGGCTTGCCGATGTGCGATGCGTTGATGGAAGCTGGGTTTGACATTCATCGGGTGAACTTTGGGGGGAAACCGTATGACCCAAGGTACACTAATCGGGGTGCGGAGATTTGGCATCAGGCAGCGCGGGCTATTGAGCGGCGCGAGGTGAGGTTGTTTGATGATGGGCTGTTGCATCAACAGATGGTGACGAGGAGGAGTGATGTGGGACGGTCAGGCAAGCTGGGAGTGGAACCTAAAGACCGGATGAAAACGCGGGGGCTGGCCAGTCCTGACCGTGCTGATGCGGTGCTGGGTTGCATTGCGTGTGGCGGCGGGATAGGCGGGTCATGGGAATATTATGAGAGCATTAGCCGTCCATCAATTGAGGAGTTGTATGATGAAGCGGAAGCCATAGCGGATTCCATGTCTGTACCACCGGGAATGGAAGTTGGATGGTAAGATGAATTATTTATTTGCCAGTGGTGTCACATTGTGATACGGGGGTTTGAATGAAGGTTGCCAAGCAGAAGAAGGTGAAGGCTGGGAAGGTGACAGCGCAGGGTGTGCTTGTGCCTACCAAGGAGGATATTGAGGCGGGAAAGATTGAGCCGCGTGGTCGCAACCGTGGGAGGGGAAGATAATTTATGGCTAAAGGAAATGGTAAATGGATTCAAAAGGCGAACCTCAAGAAAGGTGCTTTCACGAAGAAAGCCAAGGCGGCGGATAAGACTGTGAGCCAGTACGCTTCACAGGTTTTAAAGCCGGGTTCCAAGGCCAGTGCGAAGACAAAGAAACAAGCTGTGTTGGCAAGGACATTCAGGAACATGGCGCGTAAAGGATGAGCGAAAAGATTTATAGCTTGGTGGCCGATGACATCAAGTCCCGCGTGGAATGGGAGACGCGACAGGCGTTGTGGTATCAGATGCGTAACAACGGTCTGAAGCGGAAACACAAGCCATGGCCGGGAGCGGCTGATATGCATTTCCCGTTGATAGACACCACCATCAACAAGCTGAAGCCGGGGTTCTTTCAGCAAGCCATGGGGCTTGAGGTGCTGGCTACCTTTGTGCCTATGCGCTCGCAGATGGCGGGATTCACCACGGCGGCTGAACAATGGTTTTCCTATAAGCTCCATGAGAAAAGCAACTACGCCACGGAAGTGATGAGTTGGATTGACCATATGCTTATGGGTGGGCGCGGGGTGCTGAAGGTGTTCTGGAATCCAGACAAGAAGCACGTTGAATTTCAGGCGATTGATCCGCTCTTTGTGATTGTACCGCCTTGGACAAAAGGGGTGGATGGAGCCGACAGGGTGACTCATGTGCTGCCTATGAGCGAGGCGGCATATAAACGCGCTGGCATCTATGACACATCCAAGGCGGTCATTAATAAGATTCGGGGTGGGGTGGAGGATAATGAGGGAATAAGCAACAACCTCCGCAACCGCAAGGAAATCCGCGAGGGGTTAACCTTTAGCCGTGATCGTGACCAGATCATAGTTTGGGAGGTTTACACGCGGAAAGAGAAGGACGGTGCGTGGGAGGTTGAAACGTTCTCGCCCCAGTCACCCGAAACCAAGCTGCGCGATACCATGGCTGTACCATACGACCACGGACAACCTCCGTTTGTGTCATGTGAATATGAGATTACCGATGGCGGATGGTACAGCCCGCGTGGCGTGTGTGAGATGTTGGGAACCTTTGAGGTCAGCCTGAACAAGATTTGGAATGAAAAGATGGACTGCGCCACGCTGTACAACCAGCCGTTGTTCAGGGCGGAAAGGGACTTACCAAACTCGGTTAATCTGCGGATGAAACCGGGACAGATTTTGCCCTTTGGAATTGCGCCGGTTCCCATGCCTCAACCTCCCATGGATTTTGACAAGGAACTCATGCGAACACAGTCAGTGGCTGAACAGCGCGTGACAGTTCCTGATTACGGAATCAATCAGGTAATGGCAACGCAGGACAGGCGCACGGCCACGGAGATTGAATCCATCAATGCCCAGTCCCAGCAGAACATGGATTTGCGGCTGCGCCTTTTCCGTCAGGCATTGGGTAGCCTTTACCGTCAGGCATGGGAACTGTTGATACAATTTGACGGGGAAGATTTACAGTATCGTTTCCTTGAAGACAGCCTGACTGTTGACCCGATTGCACTCCACGACGAGTACCAGATTGAACCGCGTGGAGGCATGGACATGGTGAGCAAAGCCATGCTGCTCAACAAGGCGGTGCAACGGAAACAGTTGTTTGTGAACAGTCCTTGGATTAACCAGGTTGAGCTGGACAAGAGCATTCTGGAACTGGAAGACCCGTCCCTGATTCCGAGGTTGGTGCAAGACCCGAATGAGAAGGAAGGCAGCGAGGTATCTGATGAGAAGAAGATTATTCCCGCGTTGATGCTGGGCGAGATGATTCCGGTGGAGGGCGGTCAGGATTATCGGGTAAGGATCGGGGTGATTATGCAGTTCCTTGAGAAAGCGCGGCAGGGCGGAATGCAAGTCAGCCCACAGGGGCAGCAAGCTATTAGCGGAAGGTTGGGTGAATTGCTAAATGCCTATGAGCAGATGGACACCAACAATGCGAGGGCGTTGCGGAAGGACGTTGAAGAGTACCTTGTGCAGCTTGGTTTCATGCCGGACAAGCAGGAGCAGGAAGCCATGGAAATGCAAGCCATGACCGGACAGCTTCCACAACCCGAAGCTCAAGCCATTGAGGAAACCGAGGCAGTGGTGCAGCAGGGGGATTACTAATTATGAGCCATTCATATATGCCTGACGAGAATGTTGAGTTTGAGTGTGATCGGTGCGGAGCGTCCTTGCGGTGTTCCGACAGAGAGCAAGAGGAATTGCAGCTTGCTAATGGAGAACACTTTGGGTGCTACATGGAAGCGCAGGGGGATTATTAATTGAGTAGATTTTTGAAATTTATTCGGATTGCTTGGCGTCTATCTAGTAATCTGCCTTGGGTGGAAGACCCGGAATGGCGTGTGGATGATTCCACCGCACTACGCCAGTTTCTTGCCAGCCGGACAGGAAAGAGGTTGAGGGCAATTTTGTTGAACATGGTTCTGCGACAAAACGCGCACGTAGTCTCACAATGTGACACAAAGAACTTGCAAATAGAGGCGGGGTATGCAAACGGTATGAGAACCACGGTTCATACGCTGGAAACGCTGGCGAAGGAAATTGAACCCATGGAAGAATTTACAACGGACGAAACCGGGGTCGAGCGTCTGTTGAGTTAAGACCCCATAGCACGGTCTGCCCCCTGAATGCGTGGGCAGGACGAGGATAGCATTCAACAAAAGGAGCGTTTGATGTCAGAGGAAAATGGCGACCAAATGGCCGACCAACTGTTGGCCGCTGCACAGGAGTATGATGCTGCTGTGGAAGCGGGGGAAACACCTGAAGTACAGGTGATAAATGAAGAGCCGGAAGTGGAGGAAACTCCGCCAACGGAGCTACCACAGGAGGACGGGGAAGAGGAAGCTAAACCTCCAGATCAAGACGCTGAAATTAGTAGTTCATTGAAAGAGGAGCAGCCCGAAAAGGTTGCCGACAAGAAGCAGAGCAAGTATGCCAAGAATCAGGCTCGCTTGAACAAAACTTGGGCTGGTGTAAACGAGGCCAAGGAACAGAACAAGCAGGACGACGCGGCCATGTTGAAGCAACAGGCGCAGGAGTTGGAAACCCAACGCCAGCAAATGATTGCCCAGCAGGGATACCGTGATGAACACGGGCATACAGCCAAGGATTACGAGGAAGCCGCTAAAGGGTTTGAGGATGAAGGCGACACCAATCTGGCAGAATCCGCTCGCGCCAAAGCCAAGGAGCTTGGAGCGACCGAGGATCATGCCAAGGCGAGTGCCTCTCAAGCCCAGTTTAATCAAGCGTGGGAAGCGAAGCGTCAGGAATTAATGACGCGCAACCCAGAACTCAATGACATGAGCAATCCTCTCACCCAAAAGGCACAAGCGATGCTCCAGAGTAACCCGTCACTGACGGCTAGTCCTGATGGACTGGAAATGGCAGTGAAGATGGCGAGACTGGAAATGGAGTCGGGCAACACGGAAGAGTCTGCTACCAAGCTCCTTGAACTACAGGAAAAATACAACAAACTGGAAAAGAAAACGTCAGTACAAGGCGGGTTCACCGGGGAGAAGTTAAATGGTGCGAAAAGTTTTGATGACATGAATGACGGGGAGCAGGAGAAATTCCTGCGCCAAGCCGCCATGGCCCATGACGATTCGCTTTAACTGCTTCTTCACAATGTGACACGTTTACGCTGACGGGGAGAAATAAAAAGTTATGGCTACGAATACCACAACTGTACTATCCAACCAGTATCAAAATTATTTCAGTAAGAAATTACTGTCCTACGCTGTTCAAGCACTGATACTGGATCAGTTCGCCAAGAAAGCCCCTCTCCCTGCGAGGGCGGGTCACAAGGCGATTACCATGTTCCGTTATGGCGCACCTTCAACCTCTGCCATTGAGGCATTGACCGAAGGCACTGCACCCAGCGGAACTCGCACACTCTCTCTCGCGAAGATTGAGAAATCATTGACTCAACGGGGTCAGGTCATTGAGTTGACCGACATCCTGACGGCCACTGATTTATTCAACAGCTTGCAGCAGAGTATCAAGACCAATGGGCAGGACGCTGCGTTGGATATGGACACCATCACCCGCAACACAGTTGTGGGGTCTAATGTTGGAGGCACGGCCATGGAAGGCGGCTATGCCGCTGATATGTCAGCCAGTCTTGACAATGGAGACACGCTGGTTGAGCTATATGCTGACGGCACAAAAGAGACAACTGCGGCCACTCAATACACCGCATTTGAGGCATCCACAGGAGCAGGAACCCTGCTTGACGCGGCTGCTGTTCTGAATGCTGTTACTCAACTGAAGGTTAACCGCGCACAACCCGCCAAGGGCGGAATGTATGTTGCAGCGGCAAGCCCACAGGTGATTAGCGATGTGATGACGGACACTACCTGGGTGAATGCTGCACAATATAGTAATGTGCAGGATTTATATAAGGGGTTCGTGGGAAATCTCTATGGGGCTTCCTTTATCCAGACCACAAATCCGTTCATCTCTGGTGATGCCAATGGCACTGACGCTGACCGAGTCATCTATGATGCATCGGGTGGAGGCGGCACTGCTGGCACTAACGATGTCCATGCGACAATATTCCTCGGCGACGAGGCTTACGGTTGTCCTGACTTATCAAGTCAGTCTCCGTTCAGCCCCAAGGTTGAGATTGTTGACACGGCTGACAAGAGTGATCCGCTAAACCAAAAAACGACCTGTTCATTTAAAACATATTGGACAACGTTGCGCTTGAATCCGAATTACTACGTGGTAATGCGTAGCAAGACGGCCTCAACTGCCTAACCAAACAAGTCATGCATAAGAAAAAAGGCATGACCATTATTATTGCCGTGGGTGGGGGGAAACCCCCGCCCACAGGCTCTAGTGTTAAACCTTCAAAGAAATCCCAAAAGGAGGGACGAGAAATGATTAATTTACCAATAGATTCTCTTGTTGATGAAAACGGCGAGGGCGAAGAAGTGGCTCCTGAAGTGGGCGATACTGTTGTGCTTAATGAAGTTGCCGGTGAGGTAACTGGAGTTGACGGGGGTGTAGCCACCATTGACCTGAAAAGCGCAGGAGGAGTTCCCATTGAATACGCTGCCCATGAGGAAGAGGCCGCGCCGGATGAAGATATTGAGGGAGCCGAGCTTATGGAAGCTGCCATGGCGGCAGACAAGGAGGAGGGCTATTAATGCCTCTCTTTGATTTCTCGGACAACAAGGGAAACATCATTGAATGTCTGGTTCCGAAGGGAACCTCCACAATAGATGTGGATGGAGTTGTCTACACAAAGACCGATGGGCCGTCTGGCTTTGCCATGCCCGGAAAGGCTGTAGGCATTCCATCTCAAGAAGATCAGGTAAAGGCCGGATACCATAAATTGGAATGTGAGGAGGGTTCCAGGTTCCTGCGCCAATCAACTTTCTCCACCAAACAGATTAAAAGAGCATGGGGGTTTTAGATGGCTGATTTAACGGGAAGTACTATTGCGAGTTCGTATGACCAACTCCTTGCCATGCCGTCAGGTGGCGGCAACGGGGCGACATTGGTTGCGTTGACTGATGGCAATGCGGGAAACACTT